AGGATGTACAAAAAAACTCATTAAATAATGCTCTCTTAAAACTATCAACAACAGTAGACGATCAGGATAATAAGCTTGGTATGTCTGGTGCTTTTGATCATGTAATTACACACCTAAAAGCTAAGGCAGATGCAGGTGAGTTAAACAATGCTGATATAGACAAGCTTCTTGAGCAGAAACCAACTCATGCAGGTGGTCAGAAGTACAAAGATCTTACTAACTTTAGAACAAAACTAGAAGAAGTAAAAATCTATAATACAGCAGCTAAAAACAGGATCATAGCAGCAAACTTAAAAGAAAAAGACAACGAAGGAAAGATAATTGCAGATAACTTTAGGGAAGCCGTTAAAGAAAAAGGTCAAGGTGTATTCACTGATGCAGAGCTTCAATGGTATGCAGATGAGTACAACAGTAAGACTGGTAAAAGTGGTATGCCTGATTTCCTTACTAAATACGACACAGTTGAAGATGAGGTAAGAAAGGATGAAGTAGAAGAACTTGAAAGACTACGATCTAACAGAGGTTATCTACTAAAAAGTGATCTAGTTGGTATGTCTTATCAAACAAGAAATCAATACCTTGACCGTGTTAAAGAGGATCAACCGTTAGCTCAAGCTTCTTTAAAGGGAGTTACAACTGAGACTGATGCTTTAATTAAATCTTTTGTATCGTCAGCAACTGGTATAGCTATTGGTGATAAGAGTAAAAGTAGTCCTGACTTTAATCGTATTTATATGAGAGCCAGTGCTGACTTTGAGAAAATATATATGGATCAAGTCAGAGCAGGTGTACCTCTTGCTGAAGCTCAAAACAATGCAATTGTTCAGGTAAGAGAAAAGCTAAAAGTACCTGCAGCTGGTGAGAAGATTAATGCTAAAACTCAGTTAAAAGATATTCCATATAATGCTCCGTTTGAAAAAACAGATATAAGTGAGCAAGTATACAAAGTGAATATGGGTCGAGATCAGATAGATGTTGATCCTAGAGTCATTGATACTCAAGTCTTAGCAGGAAGTGAAGATCATCTTGAAGTTCTTAAAAACAATTTAGAAAAAGGTATTACCACTATCCCATTATATTACAAAGCTGTCTCAGATTCATTCCCTAATTTAAGTGACTGGGAACTAGCTGATAAACAACTTAAGGCATCAGGTCATCCAGGTTTAGACCCTAACCCAATTGCTGAGGAATTAAATAATCTACCTGAATTAAAGAGATACTTTTACTACCGCCTAACTCCTAACCGAGTACAACAGAACATCGGTAAAACAGAAGATATAAATAATCCACAAGAGATTTCTTATTTTAACCGCAACCAAGATGTATTACTTCCTGGTTTATCAATAGCTTAGATATTATGCAAAGCGAATACGATCCTACGGGATTTAAAAGAGGCACAGTCAAAGAAGATATAGAAGCAGGTCAACGATTAATAGACGAACAAGCTGAAGCTGATAGGCTTAAACGCCAACAGGAAATTCAACAAGAACAACCTACAGCTCAACCTCAACAACAGGAACCTTCTACGGAAGGTAATAACTTTGTTGAGGAGCTTGGATCTGCAATAGGCAAAGGTGTTCTAGGCGCAACTCAATCAGTAGCAACTGCACCTGAACGATATTACGATATGATCACGTCTGGTGATTCAAATGATAAAGATGAAGTAGATGCTGACTGGAAACCAGATTTCGATCCACTAGGAATCAGTAATGTAAAAGACCCACTAGTTGAGACATGGTGGGGAAACATGGTTGAACGTGTAACTCATTATGGTGTATTAACAGGTGGTGTGCTTGCTACAGGTGCATTAGTGACAGGTGGTTCAACTGTAGGTTTACCTGTTTTAGCCGTTGGAGCTATTGTCGGTGGTACAGCTGCAGCCCTCTCTCATTACTCACAAAGAGAAGATAATATCTCTAGTCTTGTTGTAGAAAAGATACCTCAACTAAGTCCAATATTCGGTCATACAGCTATCAAAGAAACAGATCATCCATTGATGAAAACTTTCAAGACAGTTGTAGAAGACATGGGAGTTGGAATGATAGTTGATAAGATCTTCACACAGATTGGTGGTAATGGAGCTGAGATTGCTGCAAAGAGAGGAAAGAATGTAGACGACCTAACCTTAGAGAAAGCAAAGGTAGAAATGGAAGACCCTGGATTCAGAGGTCATAAGAACAAACCAATTGCTGATAGCTCACAAGGTAGTCCTAACTCAACTGGTACACCTGGACGGGTATATAAACAGTTAAATCTAATTGATGAGCTTGGAGAGGATCTTGGATCTACGGATGCAGTATTCACACCAACTCAATTAGAGAGAATGGTTAAATCTAATGATGTAACTGATGTTGAATATAAACAGTTAGCTCAAAAGTTAGTTGGTGATACTAAATATCAAGAGATGGTTTCATCTGCTAAGAAGCAAGGTATGACGTTTGGAGAGGTGCATAAGCATACTCTTATGCGTACTCAAGAGGTTCTTGGTAGACATACAACAGGTATGACACCAGAGGAGTTCTGGGAACCGTTACTTAAGAATCAGGATAAGTCATTAGGTCTTGAGCATATGTCACCAGCTGATATGGCTACAGCTGATTTGGTAAATGCAAGTCTATTTAAAAAGTTAAGAGACCACGGTATAGCTGGAAGAGAACTATTTGATTATCAAGATGTCTTTGCTGAAGATGGAATAATGAAAACCATCGCTGAACAGCTAGTTGTTGGTCTAGGACAAGCAAAGAAAACTAGATATCTATGGGGTGTATCAGGTCAAGTTATGCAGAAAACTGATCCAGCTGCACGCTTCAAAGAGATGCAAAAGGTTACTAAGAACTTAGCTGACATACATGACGAGACTGTTGATGGTGTGCGTCTAATGATGCAGATGTTGAAAGATAGTCCATCTGATGAATTAGCTCATGGAATATTAGAAGTCTTCTCTATGAACAATAAAATTCATAATTGGACTGACTTCAATGCATGGATGAGACAGAAGATAGTTGGTGGTGAGTTTAACGGTAAAGTTCAAACTGGCCAGATGGTTAAAGAGCTACAGGGGATGATGGTTAACAGTGTTCTTAGTGGTCCTAAAACACCACTCAGAGCGATCATGGGAACCACAAGTAATGCTTACCTTAACTCTTTTAACACAGCACTTGGAGCGTTGGTTAGAGCACCATTTACAGGTGATACAACAACCTTAAGAGCTAGTGCAGCATCGTTAAAGTCGATGGCTGAGATTATCCCAGATGCTTGGAAAGTATTTAAAACTAAAGTTGATGCCTACTGGACTGGTGACATAGCCACTATTAAAAATAGATACCAAGAGTATCAACCATTAGATGTTAACTGGGAGTTAATGGGTAAATGGGCGCATGAGCAAGGAACAGCTGGTGAAAAAGCTGCTTTTAATATTGCTAATGCTGCTAAATGGGTGAACTCTCAAACCTTCTTTACATACAGTACAAGGATAATGGCTGCTACTGATGACACCTTTAGGTACATCATGGCTAAGTCTAGATCAAGAGAGAAAGCACTAAGAGAAGCACTCGATGCAAAAGCTGCAGGAGATATATTTGATATCACTCCTGACATACTTAAGCAAGCTGAAGATCTTGAATACAAGAAACTACTTACACCTGATGGAGATTTAGATTTAGCAAAGGATGCTTATCTCAATAGCCAATTCAAAGAAGTTACCTTAACTAGTGAATTAGGTAGTATGGGTAAGAACTTAGATCAGGTATTCAATCAAGCACCATTTTTAAAACCATTCTTCCTATTTGCACGTACTGGTATTAATGGTTTAAAGGTATCTGCTAAGAACTCACCACTAATGTCGCTAATGCTAAAGGAGAGTAGAGATATAGCTTTTGGAAGTGTTGATGATCTACCTAAGTTAGCTAAGTACGGTATTGAAACTGCAGAGGATTTAGCTCAGGCTAAGGCGTTATTTGCTGGGAGACAAGCTCTTGGTATAACAGCGACAATACCAATTACTCAAAAATATCTAGCTGGTGAATTAACTGGTAATGGTCCTGTTGATCATTCAATGAAACAGATGTGGATTGATACAGGTTGGCAACCTAGAAGTATGAAAATAGGTGATGCTTGGGTTTCTTATGATTCATTTGAACCTTGGAACCTTGTACTTGCCAGTGTTGCTGATATAGGAGATAACCAAAAACTAATGGGTGATGAATGGGCTGAAGATAGGTTATGGAGAACGGCTATGGCTGTAGGTCTTGCTAACCCTGCAAGTAAAACATATCTACAAGGTCTTAACCAACTTATTGATTTTGCACGTGGACAGCCTGGTAGTGGTCAAAGAGTTATAGCTAACTTGGCGAATAACACCTTTCCAATGTCTAGTCTTAGAAATGAGATAGGTAAAGTGTTAACTCCATATATGCGTGAGTTAAACTCTGGTATTTTCCAATCAATACGAAATAGAAACTTATGGGCTGAACATCTTGCAAAAGATGAGTTACCTATTAAGTACGACATGCTTAATGGAGAACCAATCAAGAATTGGAACTTCATGCAACGTATGGTTAACGCCATATCACCTGTCACTTTCAACATAGATAAGAAAAGCAAAGGTAGAACTTTACTTTGGAACAGTGGTTACGATCTAAGACTTACAACCTTCTCAGCACCTGATGGTACATCTCTTGAAGATAGCCCCAGGATTAGATCTATGCTTCAAAAAGCAATGGGAGATTACAACCTAGAAGAGGTATTAAATCAACTAGCTGAAAGAGAAGATGTAAAAGCTTCTATGGCAAGGATGAATCAATTAAGAAGAAGTGGACAGTATGATCTAAATCCTTCTGAATCATTCTTACATCTTGATCTTATTAGTATGCACATAGAGGCAGCTAAGAGACAAGCTTGGGCTTCAATACAACATGAAGAAGAAGTACAAGACCTCCTACAAACGAGAGAGGAGTTAAAAGGTCGTCAACGTGTAGAAAAATACAACACCCAAAACTATTCATCCGAAAAAGATCCCTTAACAATGAGGAATAAATAATGTCTCTAGTTTCTCCTGTACGTCCAGTGGAGTACACAGGGAATGGAGCTAAGAAACGTTATACTTTCCCATTCCCTTATGATAATAAAAAAGATGTAGTTGTAGAATTAGATAGTTATGGTACATGGATTGAACAAAGTGAAGGTGGTAGTTATAGATTTGTAAATGACAATACAATCGAATTTAAAGTTGCACCTAAGAATAAAATTAAGATATCGAGAAAGACTTATTCTAGAAAGGTAGTAGCTAATAAGTTTGCTACATCTAGACCTGAATGTGAAGTAGTTGATATTACTTGTAGAGGTAATACTGATGGGACAAATGGTACTATCACTGATGATAGAGATGAAGCATTAAGACCTTATAAGGTTGGAGATACAATTACATACACATCTCCATGTGATGATGGGGCGAATGTCTATTGGTACACTACACCTACTTCAGGAGGTTCAGCTACTTTAATTAGAACAGATCATTTAAGAGGTTTAACTAAGACAACATCTTTAACATTAGAACCTATTCATATAGATAAAAGAATTAGTGTTAAAATTAAATGTTTAGGTTGTGGTCCTCCAGATGGTTTATGTTGTGAATGGACTGTTAATACTGATAATGATGTATTAAAGAGTGATGTCTGTGGATTGAATGCAGTTATTGGTTCAGCAGATTCTAAAGTTCTACATGATATTAGAGCTGCACATGGGGTTATAAAAGTAACTTTTACTAGTCCTGATATTGGTAGAATATTTAATGTAACCTTCCCAGATGGTACAAGTTATAACTACACAGTAGGAGGTGGTAGTACACCATCAGCTGAAAAAGTTATACCTAAACCAACTAACTCTGCTTATGTAATAATTACAGTACCTAATGCCTCTGGTAAGGGTTGGCAATACTCCTTACGATGTACAGAAGCTGTAGATACATCTAAATATAAATATGTTAGATGGGTTGGATCTGGTAAAACATACTCTGGTTCATTCAGAAGTATATGGGGTAGTGAATATCCTAGTTCAACTCAGGAACCATCATCAGGTTTCCCAAAGACAACTCAATGGTTGGAATATAATTCAGGTACACAAACTGATGGTTATGCAACTATTAATGGTCCAGGTATAGCTACTTGGAGTTCTTGGTCATATACTGTAGGTAAATATGGTCCATGGTATTTTAACGATAGACCTTGGGATAATGTATATAACTACCAAGTAAAACCTTGGAGATCTTCATTTACTGTGTATGGTGGTCATAATGGATTAGGTATATATTTTGGAGCTTTAAGTGTTAACAATAAAGGTCTTCCAAATCATAAACCTAATGGCAATAATCAAAACGCAACCTATGGAGTCCATTATTCATTATCTAATACAAGCTATCAAACTGTAGCTGGTTATTGGGAATTCTCAAACGATACAGCAGTAGATAAAGTAGTAGAGGCAAGATGGGATGGTTATAGAGGTGACGCTTGGAATACTAACCATATGGAACCAGTTAAAGAATTCACCGTAGACGATTCATATATGCCAAATCTTTCAGACATTTAATTCTTATACATTACAAACAATATGACAAACTCATTTCAACCAGGCAATGCTATAAGAGCAGATGCTCTGAACGAAAACTTTGATCAAGTACTTCTATCAATACAAGAATTAGAAGGTAAGGTCACAAACGCTGAAGGGACAATGACGGGTCCACAAGGAACCCAAGGTGTACAAGGTCCAACTGGTGCAACTGGTGCAACTGGATCTACAGGTCCAACAGGACCGACTGGAGCTACAGGTGCTACAGGTGCAGCAGGTCCAAAAGGTGATACAGGATCACAAGGTCCAATAGGTCCAGCTGGTCCAACAGGAGCAACGGGTTCTACTGGAGCTACTGGTCCTAAAGGTGATGTAGGAACAGGTTTATTACTAAAAGGTTCCTATGCCTACACAGGTGCGCCAAATACATCCACAACTGGAAGTAGCCCTAGTCAAGGTGATTTATGGAAGTCTAGCAATAATGATTGTTGGGCTTATGATGGATCAGCTTGGACTAATGTAGGAGCTATAGCAGGTAGTGCTGGTGCTCAAGGTGCTACAGGTGCTCAAGGTGCAACTGGTGCAACTGGTGCTCAGGGGGCTACTGGAGCCACAGGTGCTCAAGGTCCACAAGGTGAGACAGGTGCTCAAGGTCCAGCTGGTGGTCAAGGTCCAAAAGGTGATACTGGAGCTACTGGTACAACAGGAGCTACTGGTCCTCAAGGTGCAACTGGTTTGCAAGGTCCAGCTGGTACAGCTACTACTATGGAGTCGCTTACTAATGTAAGTATCTCTAGTGTATCTGCTTTAGATAGACTTGAATATGATGGTACTAACTGGGTAAATAAAGGATTAGCTGAAGGTGATACTCATTATAATGTTATAGCTAACGTAGCTGCTATACCAGATTTTACTGTAGCTAGTATATCCGTAACTAATGGTGGTTCTGGATATTCAAGTGCTCCTACAGTAACGATCTCTAACACATCAGGTAGTACAGGATCAAATGCAGCTGGTACAGCAGTTTTAGATGGTAATACAGTAAAAAGCGTTACTATAACTAATGCTGGTTCTGGTTACTCAGCTGGTGCTACTATTGCCTTCTCAGGAGGTGGTGGATCAGGAGCTGCAGCAACAGCTACTACTAATCCTACAAATGGTACAGCAATTGAAATAACAGATTCATCTGGTATTCAATCATTTACTCCTCTGTCTGGAATGCCATCAGGCTTCACAGGCGATTCAGGTTTATCAGTAAGAATACAATATGATACTAGCGGTACTGATACATGGAAGTGGAAGAGATACTTTGCTAACACTCCAGAAACTAGATATGCATCTATAGCTGGTGAGACATTTACAGGTGCAGTTAACCTTGATGAGAACTTAACTGTTAAAAACAACAAAGAAGTTAGAATTAGTGAAGCTACTTCAAATGGTAGTAACTATATAGCTTTAAAAGCACCAACATCATTATCTTCAAATGTTACCTATCAACTACCTGTTGATGGTAATAATAATGAGATATTGAAAACTGATGGTAATGGTAATTTATCGTTTGCTACAGCATCAAGTCTAACTCAATCTGGTATTACTGAAATATCAGAGGATACTACACCTGAACTTGGTGGTGATTTAAGTGTCAATAATAAGTCAATTATCTCACCAACTGGTAATGCAAATATAAATATCACTCCACACGGTACAGGTAAAGTTGTTTTAAGTGGTCAGAAGTTTCCGCATACTGATGGAAACCAAAATCAAATTTTAAAAACTGACGGACAGAATAATCTAAGTTGGACAAACGGTTACTCGATAGCTAATGATCTTCTTGATGAAGATAACTTCAATACTAACAGTGATACAAAACCTGCTAGTCAACAGTCGATCAAAGCTTATGTAGATGCTAATGATTTATCTTTAATTGATGAAGATAACTTTGCTTCTGATAGTCCTACACGTCCTCCTAGTCAACAGTCAGTTAAAGCTTATGTAGATGCTAAAACTTATCCTGCTAATTTAGGTAATGCTGCCTCAGGTACAGCTTTAACAGTTACATCTAGTTCAGGTACTAACACTAATCTTCCAGCTGCTACAACCTCAGCTTGGGGTGTGATGACAGATGAAGATAAGACAAAGTTAGATGGTATTGAAACAGCAGCCACAGCTGATCAGACTGATGCAGAAATTAGAACTGCTGTTGGAAATGCTAGTGATTCAAATGTATTCACTGATGCCGACCATACAAAGTTAGATGGAATAGCTACCTCAGCTAATAACTATACACACCCTAACCATAGTGGTGAGGTTACATCTACTGCAGATGGAGCTACAGTTATTACTGATGATACTGTTGATGAAGCTAATTTAAAGATTAGTAATGCTGGTAGTAATGGACAATTCTTATCTAAACAATCTGGTAATACAGGTGGTTTAACTTGGGCTACACCAACCGATACGACATATACAGCTGGTACAGGAATATCTATTAGTGGTACGACTATCTCTGCAGGTGCTTTAGCAATAACTACAGTACAAACTGCAGCCAACCAATCTGCTCATTTAGGATTAACAGCAGAACAAGGTGATGTAGTTGTTAGATCTGATGAAAACAAATCGTATATCCATAACGGTGGATCAGCAGGTACTATGGCTGATTACACATTACTTGCTACACCTACAGATGCTGTATTAAGTGTCAATGGAAATACAGGTGCTATTACAGCTGCACAAATAGCTACAGCAGTAGAGGCAGCTAGTGATTCAAATACATTTACTGATGCAGATCATACGAAGCTAAACGCAATAGAAGCTTCAGCTACCGCTGATCAAACAGCTGCTGAAATTGTTGCTCTTGTAGCTGATCAAACTATTGCTCCTTCAACCATTGATATGGAGGACAGTGAAAAGATTCTGCTTGGGACAGGTGATGATCTCCAGATCTATTACACAGGTTCCGCAGGATGGATATATCAATCTGAATCAGGTAATGACGTAACTTTAGGAGCTAATGCGGGTAATGTTTGGTTAAGGACAGGAGCTTCCGCTAATGATGATGCAATTAAGTGCGTTTCTGACGGAGCCGTAGAACTCTATTACGACGGTGTGAAGAAGTTTTATACAGGTAGTGCAGGAGTTGCTTTTGTTGGTGATTTATACGGAAATGATAATGAGAAAGTTCGATTAGGTACTAGCCAAGATTTGGAGATCTTCCATAATGGGACATACTCAGCAATACGAGCAAATACTTTATATTTACAAGATAATAATGGGAGTGGTCATGCCTACATAACATGTGTTGCTGATGGTGCTGTAGGACTTAGGTATGACAACAGTCAGAAGCTTGCGACACGTTCCGATGGTTGTGAAGTTTTTGGGAATATAGTTTGCGATGGACATTACGAGGCAAATGATAACTCAGAAATAAGATTAGGCTTGCATGATGATTTAAAGCTCTACCATGATGGATTGGATTCATACCTTACTAATGCTACAGGAGAGCTAAGGGTTTATAGCAACGGAGGAATACTTCGTATGCGAGCTAAAACCAATGAGAACGCTATCCTTGCAATACCTGACGGAGCCGTAGAACTCTATTACGATAACGTTAAGAAGTTTGAGACTACGAGTACTGGTGTTTCTGTCACTGGAACGGTATCAGACGGCAGAGGAAATCTAAGAAGACTTTCTGGAATAAATACAACAGGTGCTTATACTGTAGTAGCTGGAGATAGTGGAACTCAAGGTAGATATCTTTTAACTAGTCATGATATTACCTTGGCAAATGGTATGACTGCTGGAGATATGATAACGATTATCAATAATGGTAGTAGTGCTATATCAATTAATGCTTCTACAAATAGTGTTACGCTGACTAATTCAGCAGATGGTGCTACAGGTAATAGAACTCTTGCAGCTAAGGGTATGGTGACAGTTTTATATGTAGGAAGTGCGACTGCCTTTATTTCAGGTGCGGGGTTAAGTTAATGCCTATTCAACAAATGCTTCTAGGTGCAGGTGGTGCTGTTACTGCAGAGCCTGGACAAGCTTTATTTACAACAGCAGGAAGTACTACATGGACTTGTCCTGCTGGTGTCAGTTCTATAAGTATTATTTGTGTAGGATCTGGACAAGATAAAACTAGTAGCTATGGACAAGGCTCTGGTGGTGGAGGACTTGGATATAAAAATGGTTATAGTGTTACTGCTGGTACTACTTATAACATACAAGTAGGTAATGCTAATGATGGAAATGTAACTAATAGAGATTCTTGGTTTAACAACGCATCTACTGTAAAAGGTGGTGGAGGCAGTCAACGCACAGGCAATACTGCTCAAAATGGTACAGACAGCCAAGGTACTTACACTGGAGACGGTGGAGGTAAAGGAGGCCAAGGAGGTAAAAAACTATGGGTATTTGGTTCTGGTGGCGGTGGCGGTGCTGGAGGTTATTCAGGTGATGGTGGAGATGGAGGTCATGGATCTTCATCAAACGCATCGACAAGTGGTGGTAATGGTCAAGGATATGGAGCAGGTGGCTCTGGTGGTGCAACAATGGATAACTCCTCTAGAGCTGGTGGTGTAGGTCTGGAAGGTGCTAGTAGTGGAGATGAGTATGGAAATGCTGGCGTTGGTGGTGGCGGCGGCGGTGGCGCATATTCAGCTGGTGCTCACGGTTCTGGTAATTCTTATACAAAAGCTTCTACTGGTGGATTAGCTGGAACTACAGCTAGTGGCGGTCCTGGTGGAAGATTTGGATCTGGAGGATCAGGTCATAATGCATTAAATGATGTAGCTACACCTCTACCAGATGGTGCAGTTCGAATTATCTGGCCAGGTGATGAACGATATTTCCCTACAACTAGAACTACAGATGAATAAATTCTTAACGAAAAACTTATGACTATTATTTGGAAAGTTGTAAAATTGGAATCCGTATCTTCAGAAAATAATTTATCTAATGTATGTAAAAAAGTAAGTTGGGTAGCTAGTGAAGAATATTCAGATAGTTTTCCAGATTACAACGCATTCGTATTAGGTGAAACTCTACTTAATGACGCAAAGTCTGATTCATTTACACCATTTGAAAGTATTACTGAAGATAATTGTATGAATTGGGTTAAAACTCAGATAGGTACTACTGAAGTAAGCAATATTGAAAATAATATTGCAAATCAAGTAAATAAACAAAAAAACGGCAATACAAAACTAACAATGCCGTGGACTTAATTAACAAAATTACAAAACAATGGCAACAAAAACTTGGCAAGTAAACACCCTTCAACGCGAACTAGCAGACGGGTATGTAAATAAAGTTATCTATCGTGTTAACGGCGAGGATGGCACTTATAAATTCAGAGCTACAGGTGAAGTTGATCTTCCTAAGCCTGATACTCTTGTACCTTATGCTGACCTTACTGAAGCAACAGTACTTGGTTGGATAAAGGCAAAACTAGATGCTGATAAAGCTGGTACTGTAGCTGCTATTGAAGCTGCTGTAGAGAACGGTGTTAACGAGCAGAAGACTCCAACAACAGGTGTAGGTAAACCTTGGAGCTAGGTGAAGGTTCCTAGTCTACCCAAAGCTTTAGATATGCCTAGCATCCCTCTAAAGCAACCATCAGCAGAGATGCCAGTCTTTCCACCTATTGTCATCCCTCCAGGTAATATCAAAGCTCCAGCTGGAGTTGAACTGGAGGAAGTGCCAGAGGAAACAGATACTGAAACTGCAACGACTGAACAACCAACTCTTAGAGTTCCTGTTGTAAAAATAGATCTACCCTTACCTTCAGCTGAAGTAGTCGCAACGGCTACCTATGCAGCTGTTGCAGCTGTAGCCACTACCACCCTTGCTACTCCTTTATTTGACAAGATAAAGAAACAAATTCAAAAGTTCTTACAAAAGAAAGTTGATAAATGGAAGGAAAACCGCCAGAAAAAGAAAAAGGAGTCCTTGGAAAGCTGAAAGATGCTGTAGAGGATAAAGAACATCAAATAGAGGTGCTTGGAACATTCGTGAGGCTCGGAGTAGTCGTATGGTCTGGGTTCATCATCACTATGAATTATGTCGAGTTACCAATGGTGAAGAAATCAGGTAACTCAGATATCACGTTCGTTGCCAGTGTCTTTACGGGCGCACTTGCAACATTCGGCTTGACCACTGGTAATAAGAACAATGGCAAACCACAAACCGTAGACTGTCCTATGGCTAAGAAAAAAGAAACATGAAGAAATGGCTTTTACTTTTCCTACTGGTTTCACCCACGGTAGTAAAAGCTGAATTAGTACAACCCAACTTCACCCAGGGTTCTATGAACAGTACTACAACTACAACTCAAGACATAACTGAAGAGATAACAACAACCACCTATGGAGCAGCGTTAAACAAATGGTCTGGGGACAACATAACCCACACCTCAGCAACCTCTGGAGGAATAGCAGACACCGATTCAATCTTCAATATGACAACAGCTGGTTCCGACTTCTCATTAGAGGTCGTGACACGAGCAGCCAGTCAGGTAATCGAATTAACAGAGATCGAAAGAACTATCGAAACGGAATCTACTACTGTCTCCTTATCAGTCTTCTCTCAATAGCTCCTGTTAAGGCAGAAGGTGAAACTAATAACACGTCTAATCCCGTTGCAGCAGCTACTGGGAATGTCACAAATCAGGCGGTTCAATTCCAGAACAATGGTGCTCCTTCAAGGCAGCACTACGGTTCTGGGGTTAGCTGTAATGGTTCAACGATGACGTTTAGCCCATTCTATATGGGTAATCATACAAAACCTTTTGACGAAGAGATGTCACAGAGAAGCTACACCGTAGCTGAGAACTGGGGAGGTCAAATCAACTTCATGTTTCCTTTGGATCGTAGAGGTTTAGCACAATGTAGACGTATAGCCAAACGGCAAGAAGAAAAGATGAGGCTTGATTATGAGCTTGTACGTGTATTGAAATGTGCTGAACTTCAACGAAAGGGATTCATGTTAGCTGAGGGTACTCGTGTTTATGACATGTGTAATGACGTAGTACCAATCGTTGAATACAAAAAAAATAAAGAGGATGCTGTTAAAGAGTATCTAGAAACAAAATGTACTCCTAAAAAAAAGAAATTCCTTTGGAGCGAACAGGAGTACGAATGTCCAATTACCACTAAACAAGAATGAGTACATTAAGTGATCAATGGCAAAAAGAAGTAGAAGAAAAAGCCAAACCTAAGAAAAAAAAATCTACTAAAAAAACAGTAAAGACAAATGAAAGTTAGAATCGCAATATTTGTCTTAGTTATTGCAGGTGCGTCGTTCGGTATCCATAAGGTAAACGAATTCAGAAACTCACCATCTGGTCAACTAATAGAAACACTTCAAGAACGTAAACAACTAATTGAGAGCTATACAAAATCACCAACTATTCAACTCCCACTAAGCAAATGATCATTATTAAACCCATCCTAATGACTTTCCTCTCCACTAATGCAGTGAAGAACTTAATTGTTCAACTGCTAGAGGCATATGCGAAATCCACTGATAATACTATTGATGATAAAGCAGTAGAGATTGTCAAACGTAACCTATTTCCAGGAATGAAAGATGCCAAAGAAGTTTAAACCTAAAAGTGACTACTCAAGGAGAGGTGGTCAAGCAGCCTTATTAAGAGATCTCGAAGAACACAATCTAAAAGAATATGGTACTAAATCACCATATAAAAAATCTATAACTGAAGCTTTAGGAATAAAGAAAAAAAAGAAAAACAAAGAAAAACTTAAAACGAATAAGAAATGAAGAAACGAGCCACTGAAGACCAATTTAACGAACTACATAACCTTGTTACCTCTGAGTTTCTAAAGCGAGTCAAGAGTGGCGAAGCTTCTACTCAAGATCTCAAGGCAGCCTGTGAATGGCTTAAAACAAATGACATTAGCGGTATTGCTATTGACGGCAACCCTCTTTCTAAATTGGCAGCAGTCATGCCAAAGGTAGACCCCGAACTCGTACAACAGAGACTTTATGGTAAAAGGTAGCGGAGCCAAATATGCCAATGGCAACTTTAAAAATCAACAAAAGGCATACAACAAAACAGAACATGGTCTAAAGATACGAGTAGCAGCAAATAAAGCAGATAGAAAGACAAAACGAAATGGTACTGGACATGTGGGTGATAAAGACGACAACTCCCATGTTGAAAAAGGTAAAACCCGTTTAGTTTCTCAATCTAGAAATCGTGCTGGCTTAGGCATTCATAAAAGAAGAAAACCTCGTTATACATGACCCCACTACTACCAACCCCTGATCACTATTTATTCAACCTAATAACCATGACAAATTCAGATGCACGAAAGCTCTGGAGAAGAGCTATTAAAGAGCACTTCAATTGTACATGTGTTTATTGTGGAAACAACTATGAAATTAATGAACTTACACTCGATCATGTCAAAGCTAGAACAAATGGCGGAGAGGATCTTACAAGCAATTTGGTCCCCGCCTGTCAATCGTGTAATCAAGGGAAAGGTAGCAGTCATTGGCTCGGATGGATGCGTCAGACATATGGACGTAACCATACCAGAGAACAACTTATTATAAATCATATTAGTTAACTAACCGCCTCCGTAAGGGGGCTTTTTTTATGTCTGAAATAGTCAAAGTAGATGGTGCTTGGAATTTAACTCCACAACTTGCTAAAGACATGGGTATGACCCTGTTTCAATTAAAACAGCATTTTGCAAGGGAATACGTTATACCATATTTAGCAAAACAGATTGATGATAGAAAGTTAAAAGGTAAAGATAGAAGTGGACAAAAGGGAGCTAGATCAGGTTTTGGTGAGATCTTTATTGATGGTAAAAAGAAAACAATACAAAATGTAACTGCCTATTTTGATAAACGTGCAGATAACATTACATTTACCGATGTAAAAAAAAATCAAGCAGTTGCACACGATAGATCTGAAGGTCAGTATGGATTCAACCCAGACACGGTTAAACAGGTAAAATTCTTAGATAATGTTGAGGAATTAAAAGCTGAATTAAAAGAGAGAACTGATTTTCCTAAAGGTCCAAACGACGCACGTAATGCTGAGAAAGATTTCCACAATAAAATGAGGAAATTATTTAGAAAGCATTACCGAGGAAGAATTCAATACGACCCTAATATAGGTACAAATTACGGTTGGCCTGAAGGTAAATCTCAAAAAGGTTTTATGAAATGGCAACGATATGTCTATAACCGACTAAAAGGTGGAGATGGAGATATAGTTCATGTAGGTCACGGTAAACCTGTAAACCAGGAAGGAACCAACGCAGCCTCTAACTTAGCTCTTGAAGATGCTAAATCTAATGTAAGCACAGGTGCTAAAGAAGGAACTTTTAGACCAGATGAAGAGTTAGAAAATGTTTATGTCTCTCATGGTAAAAGTCTTGCTCTACAAGAGTATCTAGCTTTTGAAGATGATGAGAATATCTTAACCCCAATGGATCTTCCACCAGAGGATCATGCTAATCTACTTCAAAATGTAGATGAAGATCCCGAAGCTATATTTGCTCAAGGTCTAGATAAAAGATATAACAGCTCATTCGAGGATAGTAGAACGATTTATGAGAAAGAAAATAAACCACTTACACAAGTTCAAGCCGCTTTAGAAGCTTTCGGTAAAAGTGAATATATGAATTATTTAACAGGTGGTGCATCAGGTCAAATAGTAGATGCAAATAGAACGTTAAATAGTTTGTCTAAGGGAAATATACCAGAAGCTGCTATGAATGTAGCTCCTTTATTAATTAACGCTTCAACTATCACAACTATCAGCCCTTTAAAAGAGACTGAGAAGTACTTAAAAGCTGCTCAATGATTAAACACACATGACCAACCCTTTAGAGGCCTTACAGGACGATTTCAAGCTGTTTCTGACCGCTTTATGGGAACAGCTTGAACTCCCTCCACCAACAAGAGCACAATTCGCAATTGCTGACTACCTACAACACGGACCTAAACGTCTTCAAATCCAAGCCTTCCGAGGAGTCGGTAAAAGTTGGATTACTGGAGCGTTCGTGTTGTGGACATTATTCAACGACAGTGAAAGAAAGATCATGATTATCTCTGCCTCTAAAGAGAGAGCAGACAACATGTCTATCTTCCTACAAAAACTAATTATTGAGACACCATGGTTAACACACCTAAGACCAAAAAGCGACGAGGCAAGGTGGAGTCGTATCTCCTTCGACGTACAATGCTCGCCTCATCAGGCTCCCAGCGTAAAAAGCGTTGGTATTACTGGGCAACTAACTGGTTCTCGTGCAGATCTCATGGTCCTGGACGACATAGAAGTACCAGGAAACAGTATGACGGAGTTGATGCGTGAAAAACTTCTTCAACTTTGCACAGAAGCCGAAAGTATCCTTACCCCCAAAAGCGATAGCCGTATTTGCTACCTTGGGACTCCTCAGACTGTTTTTACTGTTTATCGTAAGTTGGCAGAGCGTAACTACCGTCCGTTCGTTTGGCCAAGTAGATACCCAAGAAAAGACAAACTCACTAAGTACGAAGGACTACTAGCACCACAGATACAAGAAGACCTAGAACAAGGTGTAGACGAATGGAGTGTAACCGACCCTGATCGCTTCGCAGAAGACGACCTCCTAGAGCGTGAAGCAGCTATGGGTCGTAGCAACTACATGTTGCAGTTCCAATTAGATACAAGTTTAAGTGATGCAGAGAAATTCCCTCTTAAGATGGCTGATCTTATCGTTACCAGTGTTAACCCTAAGTCTGGTCCCGATCAAATCATCTGGTGCTCAGACCCAAAAAACGTTATTAAAGACTTACCCACAGTCGGTCTCCCAGGAGATTACTTTTACTCTCCTATGCAACTCCAAGGAGAATGGTCCAACTATTCAGAAACAATATGCAGCGTCGATCCATCAGGTAGAGGAACTGACGAAACAGCCGCAGCATTCATATCTCAGAAAAACGGCTTCCTATTCTTGCATGAAATGCGTGCTTACAGAGACGGGTACTCTGATAACACCTTGCTCAATATTCTCAGAGGATGTAAAAAATACAACGTCACTAAACTAGTAATTGAAACTAACTTCGGTGATGGAATCGTAGGTGAACTATTCAAGAAACACCTACAAATGACAGGTCAAAATATAGACATAGAAGAGGTACGTGCAAATGTACGAAAAGAAGATAGGATTATTGATTCTCTTGAGCCTGTCCTTAATCAGCATCGTCTCGTTATCGATAAGTCAGTCATCGAATGGGATTACAAATCTAACCCAGACGAAGCTCCAGAAAAAAGACTCATGTACATGCTCTTCTACCAAATGGGTAGAATGTGTAGAGAAAAAGGAGCAATTAAACATGACGACAGATTAGATTGCCTTGCTCAAGGTGTTAAGTACTACACAGATGCTCTATCTATATCTGCTCATGAAACCGTTAAACAACGTAAACGAGATGAATGGGCTTCAATGATGGAAGAATTCTTAGATAATCCTACTAACAGTGCTAATCATATGGTCTTCGGTATGGATAAAGACCAAAGAGACCAAGCTAATTTAATCAAAGACAACAAGTCAGTCCACACCTGGGTTTAGTAGGTGGTCTCCGTATACAGGGGAGAGAAGGGTGGACTCGCCCCTCAAAGGGGGAAAAAGCTGCCTACTCACGTAGACAACTCTTCCCCCTTTATACATATATCGACAGAGGTTTCGATATACTTATAACACCTTCACCTAACACCCTAACTAACTGTATATATATTATACATATTATATATGACTATTCCACACCAACCTAAACAGGTTAAGTCTAAATGGTACTACCTCTTCTGGGGGTCTGCTACCTTAGTAGTAGTTATGGGACAGATTTATATAGCTAATAGCTATAGATACTTAGCAGAACTTCTACAACAATCTTTAGCATGATAGCTAAAGAGGATAAGATAATAAGTATGTTACTACTTAATAGTCATGAGTCTGATATGACTTATAGACGACCTGATAGTACGACTTATGTATGTCAAATAAGAAAGAATAAAGAAGATACTTTCTATATCCCTGAAACTCAACTAGAACTTAATTTATGAGTAAAGTAACTCTAGTTCATTCAACCAAAGATGGTGATGAACTGATAGCCTATATGGCTAGAGTCTCCAACCCTACTAATCAAGATAATAAAGATAGTTCTAAGTTAATTAAGTATCTCATTAAACATAAACACTGGTCTCCTTTTGAGATGGTGAATATGTGTGTAGAGATTAATACAACTAGATCTATTAGTGCTCAGATACTTAGACACAGATCATTTAGCTTTCAAGAGTTTAGTCAACGGTATGCAAATGTAGAAGAACTAAAACTTCCTTCACCCCCTGACCTAAGACTTCAAGACTCTAAGAACAGACAGAACAGTATAGATAGTGATACTATTGATACGCTTAACTGGCAAAGCTCTATACAGCTTCATTATGCTCATTGCTATAGGTTATACCAGAATCTTATTAAAGATGGTATAGCTAAAGAATGTGCTAGAGAAGTGTTGCCTATGGGTGCTCCAACACGTTTGTATATGAATGGTACGTTAAGGTCTTGGATCCATTACTGTGATCTTAGAACCGCTAACGGTACTCAGAAAGAACATCAAGACATAGCAGAAGCTTGTCAACAATTAATTAAAACTCAATTCCCCCTTACTTATGAAGTTATTTCTTGATACAGCTATAGTATCTGAACTTGAAGATAGAGTATCTACTGGTCTTATCTCAGGTATTACAACTAATCCTACCCTTATCAAGAAGAGTGGTAGAGATCCTTGGAAAGTTTATAGAGATATTATTGAACTTGGAGTAGATGATCTCAGTATTGAAGTAATGGGAGAGTCTTCTAAAGAATTAATCAATAATGGTATCAATGTTAACGAGACTTATGGTAATGTAGCGACTATTAAGCTTCCTTGTACGATGGAAGGGCTTAAAGCGTGTAAATACTTAACGAACATTGGCCTTAGAGTTAATATGACTCTTATATTTAGTGTTAGTCAAGCTATTCTCTGTTCTTTAGCAGGTGCTACTTATATATCACCGTTTATTGGTAGAATGGACGATAATAGCCTCACAGGGCTTAGTTTGATAGCTGATATAGCAGATGTCTTTAAGAAGCAAGAGATAACCACACAGATCCTTGCAGCGTCCATACGTGATGTACAGTCAGTCGGTAAGGCATTCGAATTAGGTGCTAATATATGTACAATACCTCCTGCAGTGTTTGATCATATGGTTGAACATGTGCTAACAGATAAAGGATTGGAACAATTCAACCTTGACTTTTTGGCATAAATTTCTGAAGCCTATTAACGAGTGTACGGGGACGGATTTACCCCCAGGGGGGGGGTCGTGCGCGGTAGTTGGAACGCGATCGCGTGTTGATCCTGTCCAAACCGTGTCCAAACCGGTTTCCACAGGGGTAGATCCATTGGTATGACTAGGCTGCATAACTGTGTAAAAGGCAGTTATGCATGTCATACACGCGTGGTTCTATCTTCGCGGGTGCATATGGGCAGGCGTGGTAGTTGGTATGGCGTGGGTAGGTATGTGGGGATCTGTACGCGATCCCTAGCTTCGCTAATGAATCACCAGCTGATTGATAAGCTATGCTAATATCTACTGCTATCACTGCTATCTCAGCAGATAATGTGGTAATGTCAGCAAATCCACACCGAACATCGCTTGACTTCTCGAACTGGATGAACTAGATTGATTCTTGAAGATTGAGATCTTTCGAACTCTCGTTAGAGGGTGAGAGAGTTCTCAAGATTCAATCAGAATCAACTAAGAGAACTTTCTGGTGGTGTCCCTTCAGCCAGCTC